GTTGTATGGCAATCCAAACAACTGGTTTGATTCTGACAAGGTATCTGATGATGCACCGCAGGTAGCAAATACACAAGACTTGTTTGATTGTGATTATCCTTGGGGTTCTTTCAGAGACTTTGATCTTAACAAATACAGACAATATCTCCCCTTCAATGATAGAATGCAATCAATCATTGATGGTATTCCAACAGAGAAATATGCAAATTGTTTGGGTGTACACTATCGCGGCACTGATGGAGTTGGCCATACTGAGTTTGTTGGTGTAGAAAAGTATCTGAATGCAGCAGCAGAAGAACTTGAGTCTGGTGATTATGAAGGCATCTTTCTTGCCACAGACCAGACAGATATTGTTGACATCTTCAAAGAAAGATTTAAGGATGTTGAGATTCACTGCTATGACCACCAGAGAACGATGAGCAGAGCAGGCCTGCACTATTCCATTCAGGCACAACCAAACTCTCCTGAGAGGATTCTGGCTGGAGATGAGGTTTTGATTGATGCAACTACTCTGTCAATGTGTAAGACGATGATTGGAAAGTCATCCAACATCACAAACTATGCACGCATTCTGAATCCATTCTTAGAGACTCTTTATCAAGATTTGGATAGTAGTAATGACCACGGAGATCATCGTGACTTTAGTGAGCACGGATATATTGAAAGGTTCCCACAGATTAGAACCAAGGACATTCAACCATTCATCTTTAACTGGAGAAATCAGTTTGAGAAGACTTGCGCGATTGAAGATTCTCTGAAAGAAATCTTTGGTGAAGTGACTGTTATCAATAGTGACGAAGAGAATACTCGCGAAGGTTGGATTAATCTTGGTGATGAAGCATATTTTACAATGCAATTCAGAACGGCACTTGCTCTTTTAAAACCCGACAAAAAAGTTCTAATGCATTGTCAGGGCGATACAGTATTCGATAATTACGAACAACTTGTAAAAGACGCAAGAAAGTATTATAATCTGTATGAGTGGGGTGTGTATGCCCCTGATGTAACAAACGTCTGGTATACGCCTGAGCACACCGATATCGATGGTATTGAATCGGAAGATGAAAATATCAAGATGGTTGCTTGCACTGACGAGACGGTATGGTTTGTGCATAGAGACATCATTGATGAATACTATGAAAGAGGCCTACCTGACGTTATGACCCACGAACGCATGAAGATGGGTTGGGGATGGGATCTAGTGATGAACGGTATCTCCTTCTTAAAAGGTAGACCAGTCATCCGTGACTATGCCCACCAGATTCAACACGCCAAAGGAACTAACTACAATAAGAATTCTGCAGGCGAAGAGATGGCAGGACTTTGGAATAGTCTCCAAGACGATCTGAAGGAATGTATCTCTTACATCAAAGGAGATAGAGAAAAACTGACCAAGTATTTTTGATAATGGATAAAAATAAATCTGCTTTCAAGTTACAAGGTATTCCACACATCTATTGGTTAAACCTTGATGCTGACGAACAACGTCGCATTTATATGGAACAACAGTTTGATTATTGGAAAATCACTAATCATACTCGCATTTCTGGTTTTGATGGCCGTGATGACGATGTTGCTTATCACCTAAAAGGTAGAGTTCCTGATAACATTACTCCTGGAGAACTTGGTTGTTGTCTGAGTCATCTTAAAGCAATCAAGCATTTCTATGAAGAGACCGACGATGATTATTGTATGATTGTTGAGGATGATGTTAATTTTGATATTGCAAGATACTGGAACTTCACCTGGAAAGAATTTTTCAGTCTTGTCCCATATGATTGGGACTGTCTTCAGTTGACTACTATTTGTACAGGAGATATTCATGTTAAACTGCACCTTAAGTTTATCAATGACTTCTCTGCAGCGGTCTACTTAATTTCTAGGCATCATGCCGCTAAGATTATTAAGAACCACGTTCGTGGTGATAAGTTTAAATTGGACAATGGAGTCAAACCCAGAGCCGTGTCTGAAGATGTTATTCTTGAGACTGGTAGAACTTATACGATTCCCATTTTTCTGTATAATTTGAACTTTGGTTCTACAATACATCAGGAACATGTTGGCGTGTTCCACAAGGCACCACATGATGCTCTTCTTAACTGGTGGCAACAAAGTGGTGCTAGTATTGACATTAGGGACCATATGAACTATGATCCTTATCTTGGTCGGATTACTGAAAACTCTGCCGCGAAAGCAGCACAAAATTCGGGAAACCCACCAACTTGACAGACATCTAAAAATCTGTTAAGATAAATAACAATTGGCACATGTGCCAGTTCACCGACCAATGCCTCAACTACTCGCAACGGTTCTGTGTTATAATGTTCAAGCGGGGAAAGTCGAACTCCCCCTTCATCTGCGGGTAATCATTCCGCAAGTAAATTTAAGAGGTATCTAAAATGATCAAATCTGTATTCGCAGCGACTGCTGCTCTGTCCATGTCTGCCGGCGCTGCTTTTGCAGGTCCTTATGTCAATGTGGAAGCTAACTCTGGTTGGACCGGTAGCGACTACAACGGCACTGCTACCGACCTTCATGTTGGTTACGAAGGTGCTCTTGGCGAGAAGACTTCTTACTATGTCCAAGGTGGCGCTACAATCGTCTCCCCTGATGGTGGCGAAAGCGATACCGTTCCTTCTGGTAAGGCAGGTCTTGGCGTTGCTGTAACTGATGCACTGGGTGCTTACGGCGAAGTTTCGTTCGTTGGTTCTGGCGACAAGGACATCGACCGTGGTTACGGTGCTAAGCTGGGTCTGAAGTACTCCTTCTGATAAACCATGCTAAAATTGAGGGGTCTTCAAGGCCCCTCTTTTTTTATGAAAAGATTTCTTTTTTCCCCAGTAACTCACCTTAATCTTTTGATTGTGGGTTTTTTGATTTTAGTTCAGGGACTTCACACTCATGCCCATTACACAATGGAATTTGACACTGATAGTTATGTCAGGGCATTCTGTAAAAAGAACATGAAAACTTGTAAAAATATCGTAAATGGTTATAATTGACACAAAGAGCCTCTTGACAGAGGTTCTTTTTTAATATATAATATGTAAAGATTTATAACAGGATGTAACATGACTGTAACAACTAACGATCAAGGACAGATGAACATGTGGGCAAAAGAGCCCGAAATGGTAATCGAGTCCTATCATTCCAAAGGTCTGGATACTCCTTATGAATATATCGAGCGTTACAATGGTCGCTGGGCGATGATGGGTATCATCTCTGGTTTCCTTTCATACGCTATCACTGGCAAGTTTTTCTTTGGCATCTTCTGATGACAGCAACACTTTTTACTGCAACTTCAGTTGCATTTTTTGTCCTTTTAGGTTATTCAGTACAACAACTTTGTGAGACTTATTGATGGAAACTTCTTTGATTGAACTTCTGACTTATTATGTTATTGGTGGAGCACTTTTAGTTGGTGCTCCTGCAGTATTTTTTATTATCGCATTTATGCCAGCCCTTCAAAATACAAAGGGTCGTATGGTAGGATACAAAGATCATAAAATCTATGGTGACAGTTCTCTCTATGAAAATACCCGTGGTGATAATACCAAATTTTTTCTTGAACTCCCATGAATAAATTTTATCTTTTTTCAAAAGAATCTTGTGGACCTTGTAAGTTGGTGGATAAATACATGTCCTCCATCAAAGATGAACGCACTTCTCTTTTAGAGAAAGTAGACCTTGAAGATTTTAGTGATACCCCAATCCCTCAAGAGAATCTTGACCTTGCATCCAAGTACGGTGTTACGGCTACACCAGTATTAATTATTGCATCGCCCTCTGGATTGAAACTTGAAGAAAAAATTGGAGGTATGCAAATCACTCAAAACATTAGAAAGTTATTCGATCAGTATGCCTAATCCAAACGCACTTTATCAGGATATGCAGAAACTCGATGACATGTATCAAGAGTTACTGTGGCATCCTGATGATGATCTACAATTCACTCATGATGGTAATAAAATCATCATTACAAACAAAACACTAGAGGAAAAAAACAATGTTTAATGACAAAGCAGAAAAATTGAATGGTCGCGCAGCGATGATTGGATTCGTTGCGGCAGTAGTATCTTACTTCAGCACTGGCCAGGTCATTCCAGGAGTATGGTGATGTTGTTGTTAGCGACCTGTATGTTAGGTGCATTTATAATTCATTCTGCATTTAGCGATACTGACGTTGATGATGACGACGACATGAGTGGTGGGATGATGATTCCTGCCACTGTCCCCACTCCTTGACAAACATAATCAAATAGACTATAATTCCTGGGAGGTTAGTCGCCTCCTTTTTATTGTACTGTAAGGGGTGTAAAATCTCTATAACGGATGTCGAATTCTATTCATTTTTATGCTTAACAAAATTCTTCCACTTGCTTTGATCACATCTATCCCTGCTGCTTGTGCTTATCCAAGTATCAGTGAGATTAAGAATCCTCCCACCGTTGACGTGACTGTTAATGAGGAGAAAGCAGTCACCATTGAGGTGGTAGAGAAGGAGTGGAAGTGTCCTACTTGCAATAAAAATGAGCAATATGTTCTTGAACAACTCCAAGAGAAAACCCGAATCACAGATCGCAATGCACTTGCTACGATCATGGGAAACATTAAATCGGAAAGCAACTTCCATCCCAACATATGCGAGGGAGGGGCTAGAGTTCCTTACAACGCTTGCCATAGTGGGGGTTATGGTCTTATTCAGTGGACCTCAATAGGACGCTACAATAATCTTGGCAAGTTTGCTACTAAATATGGTTATGATCCTTCTTCACTAGAGGGACAAACGGCATACATGATCAACGAATCTGTGTTCCAACGTTACCTTCCAGAGTTTGAAGGTACTGGTCGTACAGTTTCTCAATATATGGTTCCTGCCTATTATTGGTTAGGATGGGGAATCAAAGGTCATCGTGAACTGTACGCATATGATTATACTAAAAAGATGGTATTTGCATGATTAACACCGTTACAAACTTCATTAAATCCTTCTTCATTTCTAAAAGTGAATTGGAATGTACAATTGATGAAGAAAAAGTTGACTGCGATCAACTAAATGATCCAGAACCTCCTTATCTGGGAGTTCCTGCTCCAGTGATTATGCCTATCGATGAATGGTTTGTTGACTCTAGTATTGAGCCTGTAAAAACTGAAAAGCAAATTACTCATGAGGAAATGCTTGAGGAAGCAGCACGTCGTGAAGAAGAAAACAATCAAAATAATGAACCAGAAAACATTCATCAAGTGATGTATGAAATGGCCACTTCTTCCTGGACTACTGTGGGAGAAACTCAAGGTGGCTCCGAAAATGTTTGGCAATCTGGTACTGGATTGGGGCAATTTCGATGAGTCTTGATGATTGGCGTTATAGTGGTGATAAAATGAAAGTGCGAGAACAAGCACTTAAAGTCTTGTTAGCAAAGTTTGGTCATCAAATGGAGGGAGTAACACCTAAATATTCAAACCAATCTATCTACGAGTGTGCCCATGACTGGGTTTCTCAAGGCAATATGCACACTGCAGGGATTGTAAAATACTACGAGGCATATTATGCAAAAAGTAATTAATGTTATTGCTCTGCTATCAGGACTGACTTCATTGGCAGTCATTGGTGGCGGAGTTTTTGTTTATAGTAATATGGATAAGTGGAAAGAAGAGGCAAAGGAAAATCTTGCTAATGCTGCAGTTGAAGCAATTTCAGAAGCACTTCCTGGATTGATTGATTCTTCTATGCCAAGTGTCCCAGAAGTTACAGGACCAGCTCTTCCATCTACAACAGGACCTAATATTAATCTACCATGAAGAAAATCATTATGAGTTTGTTGGCAGCAGCATCACTAACTGCTCCAGCATTGGCGGATAACTCTAAAATCACCAAGGGTTATAATACTATGGATTCCATGGGGTGTATGATTCTACGAGAATGCACCGATGGAGTCGAAGAAGTCTTTAGTCTTTTGGATGTTTCTAGTCAGTATTCCAATACTGAGTCTTTTACACATGTTTCTGGTGAGTTCAACAACATGCTTGTTTCCCTTAATCAAGTCGGAGTTAAGGTGTTTCTAGCAGATCAAAAGTATTTCCCAGTAGGACATCGTGGTGTCTATCATACTGTAAGTAATAACTTTTTCTTGAACAAAGCATATATGGGTCGCCCATCTACACTTATGACTGTGATGCGTCATGAAGGATGGCACGCAGCACAAGATTGTATGGCAGGCAGTATTAAGAATAGTCTGATTGCTATCATCAAACCAGAAGAGGATGTTCCTAAGGTTTGGCGAGAGATGGTTGAAAAAACTTATCCATCATCTGCTGTGCCTTGGGAAGCAGAAGCAAAATGGGCTGGACTTACTGAAGGTATGACAATGAAAGCACTTCAGGCATGTGCTAAGGGCGAGATGTGGAAAGTTTATCCTCCAACACCATTGACTCGCAAATGGTTGGTCGAGAACGGACATCTTCCTAAATAGAGATGCCTTGTCTTCTACTCAATGCTCGGAAATAAATCTAAAGCAAAGGTAGAAGAGAAAGACGACCAGCATGAAGATAAAAGTGAAGTTCTTGGTAATTTGGTGAAAGTTGTTGTACTTATTTGGTCCGCTTCTCTCCTAACCTTTAGTTACGTTCGCTTACCTAACGGTCAAAAGATTCTTGACTTTGACCCTACATTCATCGCTTCGGTATTCTCCGGCTCACTAGCTGCATTTGGATTGTCTCCTGCTAAAGCAGGTGGTGCCGCTGCTAAAACTGCACCAGCGATAAAAAAAGAAGAACCATCTGTAGTGTCTGCGGTTGAACCTAAGAAACCATGAATAAAATACTAAAACAATCTACAGAAACTGTAGGTGAAACCCCATCAACATCAAAACAAATCTCTCCATTCAAGTGGTTTGTTATTGGTGTTGGTGGGGTTATTGCTGTAGCGCACATTGGTGTTCTTGGTCATTTGATAAAGAAAGAACCTGCTACTCAACAACCACCTACATTTAATCTTCCTCGCGGCCCATATTCATCTTATCGAATTAAGGCAGGTAAGGATGGGTATGAAATTGAATATCGTGCAAATGATCCCAAAGTTTTGGAATCTGAAAGATCGATGAATCTTAATAGAACTAGACAGGGGTGGTTTGGTGGTGGTACAGAAAAACGTGATGAATATCGTCGCGATCAATATACTATGGAAGGTGTGAGAAATATGGGAGGTGCAACAGGTGAAGAGGGAAAGTCTGCAAAAGACATAGAGTGCATCGTGGCGGACGCTGGAGCACGGTCACAAGGTGCGATGGCAGGTAGTGCTATTTCTGCTGGAGTTATTGTTCCTGCTGTAATTAATATTCCCTACATTGGGTGGTTAGCTGCAGGATGGGCAACTCTTCTAGGACAAAATGTTGGCTCGGAACTTGGTTCTGAAGTTGGATCTATGATTAATGATTGCTAATGAAATTTGATTTAGATATGGAAGATTTTACAATCCTCCAAAATGCTTTACATTATTATAAACATGTTGAGAAACGCGGACATTTCTCTAAGTTTGATGAAGAGCGTGTAAATAGGTTGAGAGATAAACTCTCTTATCAAATGATACCTAGTATGAATAGTAAAGATGGAACTGTTCCTTCGCCCCCTCGCGGATATAAATGACCCAACGTGGAGTGTAATTGTTTCCCTTGCCATTCTTTTGGCAGGGGTTTTGTATTATGTTGCATATATACTTCGTATGGCAAATAATGAAATGAAAGATGAGCGACCTGACGAATAAGGATGCCGAACAGGATTCTAAACTTGCTGTTCTAGAAAGTAGAGTAGAAAGTTTTAGAGAAAGAGTTATTTCTTTAGAGGAACGTATGAAAGAAGTTCCTCAAATGAGTGAGTTGGATTCTTTTGCAAGTCGTATTGAAAAACAAAATGATGACCTTAAGAATAGGGTCAGACAACTAGAACGTTGGGTATGGGGTGCTGCTGCAGTTATTGCGGTTGGTGCTTTTGTGATTGGTATTGCAGCAAACGCACAGGAGGTAAATCATGGGAGCAATGACCCCACCAAGTCGGAAGAGTTGTTACAACTTCCGAGTTATAGAAATTAATCGTGTTGTCGATGGTGATACTATTGACGTTACTATTGATCTCGGGTTTGATCTATACAAGAAAGAAAGAGTTAGAGTTGCAGGAGTTGATACACCTGAGAAGAGAACAAGAGATGAAGAAGAGAAAGCATTAGGTTATGATGCAACAAATTGGTTAAAAGAAAAATTAGAGGGGGCAATTAGTGGTGATGATGACCTTATTATTCGTACTGAGCTTGTCGGCGGCATGGGTAAGTATGGTCGCTTACTTGGGTGGTTGTACATTGGTGACGCAGAACTCTCCCTCAACGAACAAATGATTACCGAAGGATATGCCTGGGCATACGACGGTGGTACTAAGCAGAAGAACTTTGAGGAACTCAGAGAAATTCGTAGACAACATGGGACATTAGTATGATTGCTAGCATTTTTATTTTTGGATTTATATTTCTATTGTCCTTTACTCTAGACAGAACTTGGCCAGTAAGATATCGAAGTGGTGATATAAATTAATTAAAATTTGATGAGTTTTGTTAAATAAGGTATACCGTTATTAAAAGATACGGCACAAAGTTAAATAAGGGGTATCGTTATTAAAAGATATGGCACAATCAACCTACAAAAAGAGAGTAAAGAAAGAAGCATCTGAAACTTTCTTTCTATATGTTTTCTTCCATTCTATTTGGACTGGTATTTTTAAATTCTTTGAGGACTAATGGAGATACCTAACATCACTTCTCCCAACATCAATGTTAGGGAGATTGACATTCCACAGGTTGTAACTGCTAACGAATATTACACATCAACTCCACTAGCACCACCTGTAGTGGTAAATATTGGTGTACCAATTGTTGATGTTCCTGGTTGCGTTGAAGCCCATGAGAGCAACAACAAATCTAAAACTGTAGGTCAAGATGACGAAGCAGGACTGGTTACGTATTGTGATTCTGGTATTCCCAGTTTTAATCCTATTTCTTTTGAACCTGAACAGATGACGATTACTCGTCCTGCTCCTGTTCCAAAAACTGATACACCAGATAAACCATTACCACCAGAGTTACCTAAAGCACCAGAAGTAACCCCTCCAGTTAATACAGTAAAGGTAGATTGTCCTACACCAGCACAGAATGCCAAAGAACCTGTCGGAACATATGTAGAGGGTTTCCGAAAGAAGGTTGTTGAATATAAACTGATAGGCAACGAGTGTGTCCAGATAACAGAAGCAGTCCCACTACCTCAACAGATAGTAGCTGGACTGCCTAGTGGTGGTCAGGTTGTTCAGGTAGGTGGTGTTGCTGTGATTGCTACAGCATCAGCACTATTAGCAAAACCGTTGGCAGATCTGCTATTGAAAGCAGTCAAACCAACGGTTAAGAAAGTGATGAAGAAGATTGCTACGATCAGGAAGAAACCTATTCCCGTCCTGTCGTCAGGGGAGCGCCGAGCAGCGCAGCGTCAGATGAACCACGCTGTTCGGGAGTTGCGTTCTGTGTTCCCGAGGAAGAAGAAACGGAAGGGATAGTATGATAATGTGGGTGAGTATGTCCTGGAGGATTATTTACTACCACATCTGCACACACTTTATAATAAGGAGACTTGGGGTGAAATTGTATTCCTTTGAGTTTTAATTCTCCACAATTTTTTAGTCTGGCAATTTCAAAATCTAATCTTTTATTTGCAGTAATCTGCTGTTGTAGTGCAATTTGAGTTGCTGCTGCTTGTTTACATTGGTCTTGTAGTTTTTCATCTAATGGCCTACTCCAAGTAGCAGAGAAACCAACACTCAGATTATAGTTATCTTTTTGTCCAGTCCTGGTTCTTTTATAGAAGATAACATCACCAGGATTGTCTAAAACACCATCACCAATTGGCCTTCCATCATCATCAAAAGCACCAAAGTTATCTGTCACATCATAAACTGGATCGTTATAATAACCCTCATATGGTTTGGCAGCAGATACTGCACCTGTTACATATGGTGTGAAATTTAGCGTAGGACCCTGACACTGGATCCCGCCGCCGTATGTATTCGTAATATACGGGCCCTGCAACACCTGTATCGCCTGGTTAGTAACACTCCCTGAAGAGTTAGCAACAGGACTAGCAGTGGCACTAACACCACCGACAGTTTCAGCCAATGCATTAGTCGGGGATAGAAGTCCAAGAAGAAGTGATCCTATTACTGACTGAAGATGGATGTAGTGTCTGTTACGCTTTCTATTATTGTCTCTCTTTGAATGATTGTTTGATTGCTTAAACCAGGACCCATGTACGTTTCTGTGAACTGAAACGCTGCTCCTGGTGCTGTCTGTGTAAAGTTTGGTCTGCTGTTGAGTCCAACCCATTTTGATGTCACTCCTTCAATGTTTGATGAAGATTCGGATGTTTCAGGAGATAAGTTACCTGATGCTGAAATTCCACTACCTGTTACAGAGTATTGATACCCTGTGTTATAGTCCATCGAGTTGATGGTCTCTGTAATTTTTTGTGTTGTCTCTGTATGACTGGTCATGGAGCCTTGTGTGAAATTTGGTACAACCGGAACTGAATATGCTGGTTGTACCAAACCGTGTATTGCACCAAGAACCAATCCGAGACCGATTGCTTCTGATAATCTAG